ACTCGTATCGGTCCAGATCAATGTTTCCTGTCTAGATTTCAATCCACCAACAATCAAAGAGCCAGATGACAGCCTTACCGAGCCAGCTGTATTTGTAGCTACAGGATTAAAGTCTAATTCGTTTTCCGTGTCTGAAAACGCAACCAACATAGGATCAATAACACCTGTTCTGTTGCCGCTACTACTATCGATTGGATCCGCGCCAAGCACGATAAGATGCCGGTCTACTTCGCTGGTTATTACCTGTAGCCCCAAAGTAGGCACTTTACTCGCTCCGGTAATGCCTTGTAATTCTAACGCTCTAACAGACAGACCGTTGTTTTCAACCCATCTATATATTCCACCACCTCTTGGGTTGATTATCAGATTCTCACCAAAATTGTCGTGAGTCCACAATCTTAATTGTCCGTTTGCGGTGATAGCAGAAGATGAGCCAAACGTGCCTGCTCCCCAAGTGCCAACACCCCAACCAGTGCTAGGCACATAAACGTCCAAGCCAGTGTTAATTTGGTAAGCGCCAACGACACTACTTCCGCCATTACCGCTATCACTTGCGTTTGCTGTTACCTCTGAGCCGCTAGTATCTTTTGCTGTAACGGTATAGGTGTTTGTCCCGGTGACAAGAAGTATTTGATATTCTTGGTTGATTACAGCAGCTGTTACCAACCCACCCAATGAAGCAGCGCCAGAGAAGGTTACAAAATCGCCCGTAGATGCACCATGCGAGGTGTCGGTTACGGTTAATGTAGAGGATCCATTGCTTGCGCTAAACGTAACGTCTCCAGCGCTGGTTGTTACTCTTATAGGGGTTATATCGTTGTAGGCTTCGCCTTCTTCGATATAGTATTTGAGGTGCGTGCCGATACCCAAGTATCGCGCTCCGCCAAGAGAGATCCAGCTGTGTAAAGCTCTGCCAGATCCTAAATAAGTATTTGATTCTGACTGTTTTTCCCAGCCACCAATCTTTTCTGGTCTGCCTTTTCTAAACCGAATAAGATTGCCATCTACCCAACCGTTTTCGTTTGCGTAGTCGGTTTCTTCTTTATTGATACCCGGTTTAAAATTTAACGTAGTAAGTGGCATACAAAAATTTTACCACAAAAGATTAAATTTTAAGCCAATCGTATAATCGCAGCTGTTGCATTCGCAGCCGGGAACACAATTGTAAAATTACCTGCGGTACTGGTTTTGTCACCACCAAAGTCGATGACAGCCACAGCTTTGTCGGATTGAGTATCATTGTAGATCATGCATCCTCTTGCTGTAACCGTAGCGGTTCCAAACGTAAGATCCGCAAAATCACATAAGGCTGTGGTGCCTGATGTTGTTGGCGTAACTGACGTAAGTGTATTTCCACCACTGGTGTAGTTTGTACCTGATGCCTGCCCGGTTGTCGTAAAAGCTGTCGTAGTCGCGCCCAAAGTAGCCGAGCTAGTGTACAAAGCAAGCTTAAAAGAATTACCGGAGCTGGCAGTAAAATTGTGTGTACCGACAAGCAGCTCTTGCTTAAAGCTTGTTGGTATAGCGCTTGATATTGCCATAACTATAACTCCTTAATTATCTTAGCCATGTCATGATGACCTTGACTTGTCAATAAGTTTACCATAGTTGTCCGATCTGAGGTAATTGCGTTCTTAATTCCATACAACACTATCGTATAGATGTAGTTTTGAAAAGCCTCAGCTTGTTGTCTTACGTGTGGCGCAGCGTCCGCTGAAATATCACAAATCTTCTTGGTTATCTGCTCTGCCCAAAACTCAGGGTCATGCCCTTTGTTCTGCGTGGTTTCAACCATCACGCTGCCCAGCTCTAAAAAACTTTGCTTGCCCATGTCAGCCACGATAAGGCTCCGGCGATAAAACAGGCTCTGGGACCTTTGCTCCAGCCTTTTTCATTTCTTTTTCAATCTGTGAGTTTTCGCAAACTATCCAACCAGAGTCGTGATTTACTGCGACAACAGGATCGTCTAATCGGTGAAAGCCATATATGCGCTCTTCGAGCGGTACGTTTTGATCAAGCAAACCAGACCTATGAGACACACCTATTTCAATGTTTGCTTCCATACACTTAGCCAGCCAAAACTCCACGCAAGCCCTGCCAGCTTCTGCAAAATGTAAATTGTGTTGGTAGCTATAATCAACACCAAAAAGATCAATCCGCGCTACTTTGTTCCAATAAGCAAATGCAATTGTCATCGGTATGGTGTTGTTAAGATATGCGCACTTTGTATCCTGCACCACCTCTTTGATAGGATATACAACAGCTGATGGTACTCGCTCATCTAGTTCGCAGGTGTAACAGGGTATGTCGCACTCTGGCAAAAACTTCTTCATCACATCGGTTTGCGCACCCGCATCATCGGTATCAAAAAACCGACTGGCCGGGTCCAACATAAACATACGATCTGATTTGTATACAGCGGCTGCTGAGTTAACGGTCCAGACTTCATCCCATTGCATGCTGTTTTCTGCACCAATGGCATAATCTACTTGTGAGTTGCCCAAGGCAACAATCGCTACGTGAGCGCCCTTCAGCGACTCTATTTGGGGCATTAGTTTACTCCTGTTCTCAGGAGGTCGTAACGATATTCGTCTCTGGTTTCACGTCCCTCACCGATAGTCTTCATTCTGGCAATGGCCTCTTTGAACCGTTGTTCAAATGTCGCGATGACATCTGGTGGTTCTTTCAAGAACACTGCCGCCTCTGCGAGAGAACCATAAAGGAGAGCGTCAGGGTAGTCTGTGGATAGAAGTGTTGTGCCACTCTCCGCACCGGACGTTAGGGACGCCGGTTTATGCAGATAGTGGATCTCTACGTCGTAGTTTGCGTCAGGCACTGGAGCAAGCTCAAATGCAGTGTCGTCAAACAGTGAATAATATCTAGGCCTACCAGTAGTAGTGGTATTAGGCGCAAACTCTTTGATAAAAGATGTGTGCTTAAAATCCAAGTAGTGGTAAGTGTTTGCAGATATTATTGCCACACTGAACGGCGCGTAAAAGTCTGAAGGCGTAGCTAAAAATCTATTACTAGAAGTCACTTGTCCTGTGACGTTTTTGCGCTGCTTGGGTAGCTCGACAAGCTTGAATATGCGTTGCTCAGACTCTTTGATAAAAGTGGGCAGATTCGTAACAAACGTACTTTCTGTACACTCTAAGTAGTCTTGTATTGCAGTCTTTAATGTCGCTAACGTAAAACTCATGATGTTGTTATGGTTACCTCGCCAACACTTACAGTAAGTTCGTAAGTGTCAAGTTTAGTGCCAAGTATACCTTTGTCTACATTTGTATACAACACAAATGACTGGTTGAATTCTGATGTCTCTGGTCTAGCGTTACGAATCGCTTGTGGATCAGCTGGTTTTGGCTTGGGATCTAATTGTGGGTGTTTGGGTGACCATTGATCTGGACCCACAATCAGACCATTCCACGTTTTTTTCATTTCGCGTCGTTTGTAACGGAACCCGGTAATATCGCAGATTCCATAAGCTTCTTTTCCAGATGCGAAAGCCATTATGCTGAGTTATACCTGCCAAGATTTGGCGCGATTCTTAATGATGTGCGAGGCTCATCTTGCGATAAGGCTCTTGTAAATTCTTCTTCGTAAACTTGTTTAAGCATGCCTGTTCTTTCCGGCGCTTTTTTCATGCTGATGTAATAAGCAAGGCCAGCTACGAAGCACGGGAAAAATCTAAACGGCATATCAACAGTATCGACAGCACCATCAACATCGTCCATGCGTGTTAGTACATTTAATCTCACGGTGTATGTGCTGTTCTTATCAGGCACAGGCCAGACTGTAATTGTCGGTGTCGTTTGCTTGTTTACAAAAACTTGGTTTGGTTTACCACTAGAGGCTTTGGTAGATAAGTTTGCATATTCTGCGCGACTTATTTTGTTCATTGGAAAATCAGTAGTCTCACTATTCACAGTTTCTCGTATGTAAGCATCGAGAACGTCGATAGGAGCCGTAGCGTTTGTAGAATCAATATTGTAGGTAGAAGTGTCTTTAACCATGGTTATGTCTACTTCTTTAATCGTCCATTGATTTAAGCCCCGGTTAGCCCATTCTGCCAA